AAAGGTAATCTGGGGATTACCTGTTAAATAAACATCCTGAGCACCATAAGCTACTAGTTGAAGAAGACCACCACCCATTTACGCTATATACTTTATACTATTAGAGGAGAAAAAAATATGAATAATATAACGAGTTGAAATATTTAATTTTATCATATAAACCTTTTATTTAATAAAATATTTATAATGATGTTCAAAGAAAAATCGTCAAAGAAAAAGATATCGAATGATAACAACGATACTTTTACACTTGATGCTATGCATAATAATATAATAAAAGGTTTCGAAGACAGTGATAAACAAAAAGAAGAATATAATTTATTATTATCAAATTATGAAAATGAAATAGGTATTATTATGACCGAATTAGAAAGTTGCAATATAACTACCGATAAAGAAAGAGGTAATTTGCTATGGTCGAAGAATATTATTTTGAGAGAAAAAATGTCTGAACTTAAAATGTCAATTAAAGAGTTAAATACTTATGATGAAATAGATTATTATAAAAATACAAGTTATATATTATTTCAATATTACGAAACTGTAGATAAACAATCTGATATAAATAATTATCAAAATAACGAACAACAAAATACAATTGTTTCTACAAGTGAACTATTAAATAGACAACCTAAAATATATAAAAATGATTCAAAAAAAAAGAGAAGTATCGTTACAGCAACTACTATAAATGTATTGGATGCTCTTAATAATATAGATTCAAAAAATATAACAGCAGATAATTACGATACTATTGATACATCCGCGAATATTAAAGACGATAATTCAAATATAAATTCTAAAACAGATCAAAATATAGATTCGAATAATACGGAAGATACTTTATATGACAAGAGTACTCTTGTTGATAAATATATGTCTATAATAAATAAGCAATACGTAAGAAATGTTGAAGATAAAAATATAGAAATATGCAAAGTATGCAATAATCAAATGACATGCTTGCAACAAGATGCTATAATGATATGTAATATGTGTGGTTATCAAGAATTGTTATTAGTAGAACAAAATAGACCGATTTTAAAACAAAACACTAAAGATACCTCTCATTTTTGTTATAAGAGAATTAATCATTTTAGAGAATGGTGTAATCAAGTTCAAGGAAAAGAAAGTACGGATATCCCTGATGATATTTTTGAAAAAATATTAACGGAAATTAAAAAAGAGAAAATTATTGATTTAAAAAGTATAACTTATGTCAAAATGAGGGATATTCTAAAAAGATTAAGAATAAATAAATATTATGAACATATTAATTATATAATTAATAGAATTAACGGAATACCAACACCACAATTCAGTCCAGAGTTAGAAGAAAAGTTATGTAATATGTTTAGAAGTATACAAGCACCATTTTTAAAACATTGTCCGAAAGACAGAAAGAATTTTTTATCATACAGTTATGTTCTCTATAAGTTTTTTCAAATACTTGGTTTAAACGAATATCTTAAATATTTTCCATTGTTGAAAAGTCGGGAAAAACTATACGTTCAAGATCAAATATGGAAAAATATATGCATTGAATTAAATTATGATATTATTCCATCACTTTAAATATATATATTCATATTTTTAATTAATATTATTTAAAATATATATAAGATTTAAATTATATTACATATTATAAATAGAAATAATAAAATATGGATGATAAAGACAAATCTGTTCTTGTAACTTCAAAAGAAACTGATTATCTCGACGAAGATAAACCTATTCGTGGGCAAAATTATGTACTTTTGTCTTTTTTAAGTCCAGAAGATGTTATTGTAAAAAAAGACTTATATTTCTTGAGTAAGTTTATTGATAAGTTTGGTAAAGATATGAAAGATTTATTCCAAGGTATTAAAGAAAAGTTCCCTGATTCTGCAGATATGGTTGATAATATAAAGGAAAATCATTCTTATCTTTTTGACGCAAAAGAAATGAATGAACAATATACATTTTATAAATCTGTAAATAACGAGGAATTGGAACAGAGTTATCATCGTGATAATAATTTTGTTACATCAATGCGGGGTATTAAAGTTAGAGGAACTTTTGATACACTTGATGAAGCAAAAAATCGCAGTGAGTTTTTAAAGAAGATTGACACCAAGTTTAATATTTATATTGCACAAGTTGGTTGTTGGTGTCCTTGGTCACCAAATCCCGAGTGTCTAGATAATCAAGAATATTCAGAAACTCAACTTAATACTCTAATGAAAGAATATAAGAAAAATATGGATGATAAGGATGTTATTTTTGAAGACCGTAAAAACAAGGTGGCGTCTAATGCAGCTTCTGTAAATGAAGAAATTGATAGTGATGCAAGTACTAATATTGAACTTGATTCGCTTAGGTCTAGTATTGAAAATGTAGATGTTTGGGGTGATAGACATAAATAAACTCTTTTATTATGTGTAGGTAAAAGTTGTTATTATTTTTTTTCTTATTTAGTATTATTAAGTATGAAAGCAATTGCTATATTTTTTTTATTTATAGGTATATTATTGATAATTCAAGGATATTATAGTAATAAATCTGTATGTGAAAATGATAAGGTAGTTGTAAAATATGTGCCAAGAAGTTTTTACGAAGACCAAATGAATCCAGAAGAAAGTTTGCAAACCTTTTATAAAAGTATGTTTGACGATATTATATTGCCTTAATTATTATTTTTATCCTTAATATTATTAAATGAGTAAATTATTTAATATAGAAAAAGAGGTTATTGATATAGCCAATAAAAATTCTAATGATATGTCAAAATTTAAAAATAACATTGAATCTTATTTTAAAAAAATTAATGAACGCGAATTAGAAAATTTAAAAAAAAAAGAGAGATATGTTACAAATTATGAGAATAAAAGAGTGCGTGATAAAAATGAATATGAAAACTTTTTAACTGAAAAAAATGCTTTAAAAACTATTTTTCAAAACGAAAAAACAAAAATATCTTTATACAACTATTTAAAATTAAAATGCCCTGTAAAAAATAATATACCTGATTTATATACATATGAAAATATAATATTAGATGAAAGAGTTATTATCCCAAGACCTTCGCTTGCTAATGTAATTAATAATAAGGTTAAGAAAACTAAAAAGGATGTTTTATGCCCTGAAGGAAAAGAAATAAATCCTGTTACGGGAAGATGTGTAAAGATATGTGATGATGGAAAAATTAGAGATCCTGTTACTGGTATTTGTAAAACTATAAAAATAGAAAAAGTTGCTAAAGTAAAAAAGGTTGTTAAAGTTTCTAAAATTGTAAATGTTCCTGCCGTTCAAGAAGATGAAATAAAACCTGATGTACCTAAAGTTGCTATTATACCATCTATACCAAAATTTACTAACAAACCATCTGCCGTTCAAGAAGATGAAATAAAACCTGATGTACCAAAAGTTGCTATTATACCATCTATACCAAAATTTACTAACAAACCATCTGTCATTCAAGAAGATGAAATAAAACCTGATGTACCTAAAGTTGCTATTATACCATCTATACCTAAAATTACTAAGAAACCATCTGTCATTCAAGAAGATGAAATAAAACCTGATGTACCTAAAGTTGCTATTATATCAACTATACCTAAAATTACTAAGAAACCATCTGTCATTCAAGAAGATGAAATAAAACCTGATGTACCTAAAGTTGAAAATGTTTTAAAAGTTGTTGATATCAAAAATATAAAATGCCCTGAAGGTAAAGAAATAAATCCTCTGACAGGAAGATGTGTTAAAAAATGCGAAGATGGAAAAATAAGAGACCCAGCAACTGGTATTTGTAAATCAATTAAAATAAATAAACTAGAAAATATAGCCGATATTAAATGTCCCGAAGGTAAAGAGGTAAATCCTTTAACTGGTAGATTTGTTAATAAGTGCAAAGATGATGAAGAAAGAGATGTTAAAACTGGTAAATGTAAAAAGAAGTTAAAAAAATAAATATTATATTTATTGTTGCGTTATAAATATAATAATCAAAATATAATATAATATTATAGATTAAGAAGGTTACGATGTCAACACCAACTTCAACATTACCATTGAAAACTGACAGAACATCTCCAGACCAAAGTGACATTAATGATCCAATCGTACAAGATGTTCTTAATGAATTTAGAGAAGAACTGATGAGTTCTAAAAATAACGAAGATAACAAACAACCTCAACAACAACAACTCCAACAACAACAAATGTATCAACAGCAAATGCAAAATCAACAAATGCAACAACAGCAAATGCAACAACAACAAATGCAACAACAACAAATTCAACAACAGCAAATGCAACAACAAAATAATGATACAAATAAGATTGTTTTATCAGAAAAAAATGAAAATTTTCCATATTTTAATATAGAGTTTGATGTTATAAAAAAGAGTTTAGTAATAGTAATTTTATCTATATTAATATATAACACAGGCTTAATTAATACTTTATACGAAAAATTACCTGAATATTTACAAGAAAATCTTAATGTTTTTGACATATATATTAAATCTTTTTCTTTGTTTGTAATTCTATATACTCTAATATTATTTCAATATGTTTGATAATCTATCTATATGTATAATTTATTACTTGTTCGGATACATTAGGTTTATTTATAGTTTTCATAGTAAAAAATTTATAAATAAATAAAATACATACAAAAAATGTAATAAATATTGTAAATATTGTAGTTGAAAATATTATAGTATATGATGTTGTATCATAATTTTTTTTATCCATTGCAACAATTGATATTATTACAACACAATATAACAATATAAATACAGAATATATTATTATAAATAATGATTTATTATCTGAATTATAATACCCCCATAATAAAAACAATACAATAACTATACTTAATACTGAAAATCCAAAAGTTATAAAAATATTTTTTACTATTTCATCATTCTCATTATTTGATACAAATTGTTCCTTCATATTTTTAACAATATCTATTATTATAAAAATATTATAATAATAATATTACTCGTATATATTATAGTTCATAGTACCCAATATTGTATTGTATGTATCGTAACCACGTAAATGATTATTATTATTATCTAGCCCTTGTGAATTATATAAAGGTCCAGCATTAATTTCACTGGATAATTCACCAATCTCTGTATCATAATTATCAATATTATAAATATTTGTTTGTGCGGCCAATAAGTTTTCTTCTGTAATATATGGAACTTTGTTACAATCTGTAGCATTTTCAACTATACTTTTTATAGAAGGTGCTTCAATAGTGCATTTATCTATATCTACATCATTTGTAAATTTTGCGACAGTTTTATTTTTATCAGTTTTATTTTTAATTTCATTTGTATATATTCTAAAGTATATCAATAAAAGACTAATTGTTAAAATAAAACCAGTTATATTATCTATTAACATTAATATTGTAATGCAAATTATTGCAAAATATAGTTGCATTAAAGGGTCTTTAAATAATTTTTTGAATTGTATATCTTTTATTATAAATACTATAAATAATATAATAAGCGATATTAATCTAAATCCATTAATTATAATCATTAATTTTTAGTTTATCCTATTATAATTTCATATAAAAAAATGATAGATATCTATATATGTATTAATAATATAACAATAATGTTATCAATAAATGGATATAGTATAGCAAAATCAACAATGAATGATGAAGAATTAAAAAATTTACGTAATAATTTAACAATGAAACCTAAAGTTAATTTTGATATGGGAAATAATAAAGGAGAGGATATGTCTTTTATATTATACAAAGAAACATCTAAAAGAATATATATTCCAAGATATTATGGACTTTGCAATTATGGGAAACCGTATGTTAATAGATTAACAGGCGGTGAAGATATTTCTCTTAATTTTATTGGTAAATTAAGAGACACTCAATTAGAACCTGTATCAAAGTTTTTAGAAGTTGCATATAATCCTCTTAAAATGGGAGGGATAATATCAGTCCCTTGTGGTTTTGGAAAAACTATAATGAGTTTATATATTGCTTGTCAAATTAAGAAAAAAACTATGTTTGTTAGTCACAAAGACTTTTTAAATCAACAGTTTTTAGATACAGTTAAAGAGTTTGCTCCCGAAGCAAGAATTGGAAGTATTAAACAAAATAAAGTAGACGTTGAAAACAAAGATATAATTATTGCTTCTTTACAGTCTTTGGCAATGCGAGATTATGATTTGGATATTTTTAGAGATATTGGTTTTGTAATTATCGACGAAGTTCATCATGCTGGTGCAAAAGTATTTTGTCGTGCTTTTCAAAAACTAAATAATCCAATAATTTTAGGGTTATCGGCAACATTAGACCGAAAAGATGGTTTGCGAAAAGTATTTGAATATTATATAGGAAAGTCTGTGTATATTTTAAAGAATAAAGAGTTAATAGATGTTGATGTACGAGTACATAAATACTCTGAAACACATGTAGATTACTCCACAGTCCATAAGATGTGGAATGGTAGAGATAATATTGCAGCTATGATTAACAATATTTGTTCTTTTGCACCAAGAATAGAATATATTATTAGTATTCTAAAAGATATTTTGAAAAAAGAACCAGAACGTCGCATATTAATTTTAAGCGAAAGAAGGAAACAACTTAAAAATATTGAAGAGTTTATTATAAATGAAAATATTGCTGATAAAGATTATGGTTATTACGTCGGTGGAATGAAACAAGTTGATTTAAATAAATCTGCTGAAAAAAAAATTATTCTCGCTACATTTCAATTAGCATCTGAAGGATTTAATGTACCTTCTTTGAATACTTTAATATTCGCTTCTCCAATTTCTGATATCCAACAGTCAATTGGGCGTATTCTTCGCGAAACACCCCAACAGAGAAAATATATTCCTTTGTGTATAGATATAGAAGACGACTTGTACGTTTTCAAAAGAAAAGCATCTGCAAGAATGAAATTTTATAATTCAAATAAGTTTAAAGTATCATATTATCAAGATAATGAAAAAATTAATTATGACAATGATAATATTGAAGATATAGATAATAAAAAAAAACTTATGTTTGTTGAAGATGATGATTAAAATATTATTTTAATATAGTAATAAAGTATATTATGAAAACTGAATATTTATCTATTGTTAAAAATAT